ACTACGAAACCAATTACAAAGATACCTACTACATTTAGCAATTCTTTAAAAAGGTTTACTGCACCATTATATCGTAACTATCTTGATGAGGTTATTGAAGATAATAAAATTATTGGTATAAGTGGCAAAAGAGAATTTGAAGATTTGCCAATAACTGATGAAAATGCCTTTGAAGAAAATAGTATTACAGCAAATATATATAGTGGTTTATTTGATAGGCAAGGTGCATTAGGCGAGTTTGAAGATTTACCTTTAGAAGAAAAGGCAAAATTAGTAGAAAAGAACTATGGTGTTAAAGATGGTTTGCATATTAAACCAAATGAATTGAGTGATAAACTTGTTTTTGATGCTTCTGTTGATTTTGGTGGTGATTTTGAAAACGAATTTAGAAGTGCATTACAAAAAAGAGCAATAGAAGATGGTGCAAAACCAATAGAATTAGTAGAAACAATGCCAGAATATGGAGGTATAATGGTATACCAAGATGCAAAGGCATCAGATAAGATGGCAGATGTTGTTGATGAATATTACAAAAAACTTGTTAAACAGGGCAGGTCGCCAGATGATATTGCAGAACAGGTTTTTGAGGGACCTTTTCCAGAATAAAAAAACCCTAGCCAAATTAATGACTAGGGTAGGCGAGGGGAGGACACCTCCTTTAGACCTTATTTAATAAAGATGCCCTATGCAATACCCTTTCTCTTTGTTTTTGATTTAAATTAGAAATAACATTTAAAACCTTGATGGCATTTTGCCTCTCATGTTCAACAGTAAATGTATATTTTCTAGGTTCTCTTGTTATATCAAACATTTTATTAAGAACATCTAAAGTGAAACCATCTTTTTCACATAAACGTTTTGCCTCAGATTTGGTAATTTTATCTTTCATTGCTTTCTCCCTATTGTACGTTACATCTAATTACTTGAAAACCAAGAGGTGCAACCAAATGTGCAACTTTTGATTCTGTGTTAACGATAATATCGCCACAAGATATAGAATAAAATTTACCAATCTTTTCTACCTTCTCGTGGTAAATATTACCAATTTGAAAAACATCGTTCAGATTATCAGCATTGATTATACCTGCATCTCTATAATTACCATTATCCCAAGTCTCACGAATAACATCTACATTAGACCTAGAGATTTGGTAGGCAGTACCATCGTCAATTTCTGAATGATTAGGTTGTAATATTAAATATTTTTGCATTTTGTTTTCTCCCAAAAGATGGGGGGATAACCCCCCTGTTGTTATTTATTGTTTTCAATAGTTTTTAATAAATGGTTCTTTTCAAAAACGTTGAAATAAACTGGTATCATTCTCTTGATTTTTTTATTTGTAATTTTACAAAAAATCTCTTTATCAACTATTTTCATTAATCTTGCACAAGATTTAGCACCTTTTAATTCTTTACCAGTCAATCCAAAAAAATTGATTGCCTGTCTAAATGTACAAAATTCAGTGCCAAGACCTAATAGCTGGTCAAAGTTTGTTCCCTGATATTCTTTTCCAGTAGTAAAATTTATCATTGTTTTCTCCCATGAAATTGATAATTTATAATTCTATAGTACCAAATACTAAGTATAAGTCAACACAAAAAAGGTTCTTTTTTTAAAATATTTGCATTTTTTTTTAAAAATACTATCTATATAAAAATAGAACTGATACACTAATTGTGTTGTTATGGAGTAGCAATGTTAAATAGAGCGCAATTTTCTAAACTTTTAAAAGGAGGCGAAAATATGTACCACTCAAAAGGTAAAAAAGGAATGGTTAAGAAAAAAACTAAAAAGGCTAAAAAGGTTAAAACAGCTAAAAAAGGCAAGTAATATGGATAATGAACAAAAAGATGTAACCATAGAGGTTACTGGTGTTTCAATGTCTGGGGAGGCATCAATAAATGAACACGACGGACCTGTTAAATCAGATAAAGAAGAACCTACAAAAGAAGAAAGCGGAAATAGCGAGTAATATGGTTGATGGACGAATGTCCGATTTTCAATCATACCAAAAAAATGTCGGTATTGCACAAGGCATAGAAGAGTCTTGCGAAATAATTGACGAAACCTTAAAACAAATAAATATAGGAGATGAATAACGTGACTCATCAACACGGAGATAAAATTTATGCAGATAGTTTGTCTAAGGCAACTATTGCATCACATCAACTTCCAAAACCTTTAAACTGGAAAATACTAATACAACCTGCAGAAATCGCAACACAGACAAAGAGTGGTATAATATTACCAGAAACTGCTAAAGATAATCAGCAAATTCTAACTGCTCATGGTCATGTTGTTGCAATAGGTGAATTAGCTTATCGTGACAGAGATACAGGTGCAAAATGGAGGCAAGAAACAACACCTAAGGTTGGCGATTTTGTAACATTTGGCAAATATGCTGGTCAAAAGATTGTTGTTAACAACGTACGGTTTATTTTACTTAATGATGACGAGATTACATCAATCTTGCCTGATGGAGTACAAGTAACTGCTTATATTTAATGCGAAACTTGGAGGTCGCAACCATGGAAAATAATATTGAAGACAAAATTTTAGAAGAAGTTAATGCTGAAATAAATGAAAGTATTGATGAGGCTAAAAATAAATTAAAAGAACAAGACTTAGAAATAGAAATAGAAAACGTACAACCACAATCAAACGAGAATAGACCTGCGGTTGACGAAAAAAAAGAACCAGTAAAAGCAAAGCCAAAAGAGTTACAAATATCTGATGAAGATATGAGTGCGGCGGTACAAAGAAGAATAAAAAAAATCTTGCGAGACAAAAAAAATGCAGAAGAAGAAGCGCAAAATCTGCAAAATACTGTTTCTGGATTAACACAAAGGCTTGAAAAGATAGAAAAAGCTAATGAAACACAAGGTCAAAATCAATTAGCAGAACATTATAATTTAACAAAAAGGGCACTTGCAAAAGCCATTGAAGAAGGTGATACAGAGGCTCAAGTTAAATTTAACGAAGAATTAGTAGATATAAAAACTGCTATAGCTTTACAAAATCAAGCGAAGGCACAACGAAGACAGAGCGAGGCAATCTCGCCAACTGTTGGTAAGGCACAACAACAGGCAACCAATCCACCACCTGATAAAGCAATGTCTTGGTGGAAACAAAACGATTGGTTTAATTCAAAAGGTTATGAAAAAGAAACTGCTATGGCAAGAGCAATTGATGTGCAACTTGATATAGAGGGTTACGATAAAAACGATACATCATATTATGATGAATTAAATAATCGTTTACAAAAGAGTTTTCCCGAGCTAATATCTAAAAAAGAGGTAACTGAAAATAGGCCTAGACAAAGTAGACAAGCAGTTGCACCCACTACAGGTGGTCAGGCATATCGAGGAAACCGAATACGAATGACTTCGGAGCAATTACGTATGGCAAGAGAATTAGGTATTACAGACCCTGAGCATCTTAAAAAGTATGCTAAAGAAATAACGAATTTAAGCAGGAAGGATACATAATATGTCTAGTAAGAGTTCAAGAAGTGATTTAAGGATTTCAATGAGAGAAGAAGAGGCAAGACCTCAAACACATTGGAAACCACCAGCATTGTTAGATGCCCCAGAAGCACGACCGGGGTATGTTCAACGATGGGTAGCTACCGCGATTCAGGGTAAAGATACTCCCGATAACGTATACAAACGTCTACGAGAAGGTTGGGAACCAAGAAAATCTGATACAGTTAAAGAGCAACATTTTCCTACAATCAATCACGGACAATGGGTTGGTTGCATAGGTATTGAGGGAATGCTACTTTGTGAAATGCCAAAAGAACAACATCAACAGATGAAGGCATATTACAATCAAAAGTCAGACCAACAAAATGAGGCATTAACTGGTGAATTAGATTCATTAGGTCGTAGAACTGGACAACCTATTTATCAAGATAGGAAGTCCTCAAGTAGTCGTGGTAGACAGGTGTCTGCCATGGAGGATTAACACTTTAAGAAAAGGACTTAAATTATGGCAAATGCAAACGCACCATATGGATTTATACCTCTTCGTCATATGAGTGGGACATCACCAAGAGCAAACAAATATACAATAGCTTCTGGACTAGCGGAAAATATTTTTACTGGCGATTTATGTATCCTTGATGCAAATGGTCAGATAACACCGCATACAGCAACAGAAACTAATAACATAGGTGTTTTCGCAGGTGTTTCTTACACAGCAAGTGATGGCGAATATGTATATTCTAAATTTTTCCCATCAGGAACAGTAGCAACAGACATTATTGCTTATGTTTATGACGACCCGTACATTGTTTACAGAGTACAATCAGCAGGCACACCAGCACAAACCAACGTAGGAAATTGTGCAGATGTTGTTGCGGGTTCTGGCTCTACAAATACAGGTCAATCGGCTTTCAGCTTAAATGGTACAATGGGTGCCAGTACTGCAACATGTAAAATTATTGGTTTGTATGACTCACCAGAAAATAGTTTTGCAGAGTTTGCACAGGTTGAAGTATTAATTAACGAGCACTTGCTCAAAGCAACTGCTGGTATATAGGAGATTTAAACTATGGCTATGAATAGAGCACAATTTGCAAAGATGCTTGAGCCGGGTTTAAATACCCTGTTCGGCTTAGAATATGACAGTTACCCTGCAGAATTTGCAAAGGTCTTTGATGCAAACACATCAAATAAGGCTTTTGAAGAAGATGTATTGTTAACAGGTTTTGGAAATGCACCAACAAAGAACGAAGGTGCTCCAGTATCTTATGACACTGCCTCAGAAGGTTTTACTGCAAGGTATCAGCATGAAACAATCGCATTGGCGTTTTCAATTACTGAAGAAGCAGAAGAAGATGGGCTTTATGGTTCTATCGCTTCAAGATATACAAAAGCATTAGCAAGAAGTATGTCTGCAACTAAAGAAATAAAAGCGGCAAATATTTTAAACAACTCA